CGTAAGAAGTACCACCAGCTCCGTAAGAATTCATTGAAGCTAACATGTCATCTATTGCTAAAGATACATCTCTATTAACAAACATCATGTTTTCTTCAATTGCACCTTGAGAGTCGAATTTAGCTAAAATACCATCGAATTCTGCTAAATCAGAAGCAGCGTTAGTACCAGTAATACCAGTAGCAGTATGCCCATAAGTTGTAATCGCATCGAATAAACCTTGAGTACCCGCAGCACCAGTATTTGATGCGTCTGCACCTGTACCTACGTTAGCAGCATCTTCAACAGTCGAAGCAACAGCCGTTAATTTACTTTCTAATAAAGTCATTTCACAGTAATCAGCGAAACGAGCCATAGTATCACCATTAGCTTTTAAATACCAGTAGTAACCGTTTTGACCTTCTTCACCAGAAACTTCAACCCAACCAATCGCAGATGCGTCAGATCCAGAAACTCTATAAGTATCTTTTATGATAATCATTTTGTTTCTGAAAGATTGGAATGAAGGTTCAACAGCTGCGAAAGTATTTGTTTTACCATCGATACCTAAACCATTAGTACCTTTACCAAATTCTGATCCATAAACGAATACACTAGCAGAGTTAGTACCATCACTATCTGTTAAGAACCCTGATACAGCACCAACTGTAGCCGCTTCGTAAGGAAGAATTGTCATTGTAGTTAAATCAGCAGCGATAGCAGATACGTATCCTGGAATAACTGTACCTTTATTATCACTTAATAAAACCGTTGCACCTACTCTTACAGCGTGAGTACCAGAATCAGCTACTGTAAAAGTACCGTCATCAACTACATCACCATCGTAACGTAAATGTAATCTTCCTTGCTCAGACCATACAACGCTGTCTGCACTTGATGCTTCTTCAGCACCTACTTGAGCTAAAAATCCAGAGATTGTTCTTTTTCCATATCTCTCAACTTCTTGAGCCATCAAGTCTGGTAAATACTGTTGGTCCCAACCAGTACTACCATCTATAAAATTTATGTAATTTGAAGTTAGCGTTAGCTTAGCTGGAGCCGCTACCGCGTTCAAACTACCTCCTGCACTTATTGCCATTTTTTTATTGTTTTAAATTGTTAATTATTTTCTATTTTTAATTTTAAACTTAAAATCAGAAGAATCATCACCTAAAACTTTGAACGTTAAACCACCTGCTTTAATTTCCCCATGACTTTGTCTTGGATCCATATTAACATTTTTAGCTTTAGCAACGCTATCTTTCATAGCATCAGCCTTTCCTTGTTCATAAAAATGTTTTGCAACGGCATCAGCATTCATAGCTGTAAATAAAGATTTATGATAACCCTTAGCATCAGACATTTCGTTTTTTTCGTTCAAAAACTTTTTGACAAAATTATTAATATCACTTTGGTTTTCTTTTACTTCATTAGTGTTTTTAACATTAAATCTATATTTTTTATCACCAACATTGTATTCAAAACCTTTGAATTTGTTGTTAAAAACAGATTCTGTTTTCTTTAAAAAATTAGATTTTTGTGATTCCGCTATTTTTTTAGTCTCTTCTGACTCCTTGTTATATCTATTAAAGAAATCAACTGCTTTCTGTTGCTCACTCGTGAGCTTTGAACCAGCTTTGATATCTTCATAGTATTTGGACTTTTGCCTGTCCAAGTGGCTTTTAGCGTCGGCAACTTGCTCTTTTAACGCTAATTTTTTTCTTCGTATATCTCTTTCTTCATCAACTTCTTCATCATAAGAAAATTGATCTTCCATAAGAAAGCTTATTTCATCATCATTTAAATGAGATTTAGTTTGTTTATAATATTCTCTTAATAAAGACATATCATCTAATTTACTATAATCTTGATTTAAACGAACGTAATCTTCTAAATTACCACCTGTTTCTTTCATAAAATCTATAAGTTTCTGGATATTCTCGGGTATAGACTCGCCAGTTTCTTCAGATTTAGTAACCGCTTCATCTATTTGCTCTTTAACCTCTTCAACTTTTTCTTCTACTTCTTCCTCAGTAATTTCTTCTAAAATTACTTCTTCTTTTTCTTGGCTTATAGATTCTTCAGTTTTATCTTCAACAACTTCTTCAGTTTTATCTTCAATAATTTCTTCAACTACATCTTCAGCTGCTTTACTATCTTCAGCTTTCTCGTTTGTAGTTTTTTCTTTATCAATATTTTTTTTTGATTTTGGTGGTTTGCTTAAATCTACTTTTATAACACTATCATCACCAGCAGATTCAAATTTACTTTCATCAATTTGTTCAGTTGTCTCTTGTGTAGTTTTTTCAACTACTTGTTCTTGTTTTTCTTCCATAATATAATATAATAATAATTAATAATTTTACTTAGGGTCAAACGCACCTAAATCAAATCCACCTCCTAGTATATCATTACCTGCGGACTCAAAGTTTTTAGGTGGTTTTCCACTCTTTCTTTGTTCAATCATCTCACTTTGTTGAGTTGCTTGAATTTTAGTTCTCTCATCCTTTCTATCTTCTTTTTCTTTTTCTCTAGACTTGATACCTTCAACCTCCAAGCCTTTTAACTGCATGTTCATTTGGAATTCTAACTGCATAAGTTGTTGTTTGTGTTGAACCTCCTGTTGCATTTTTTGTGATTCCAATTGCGCTTCAACCTGTAGTAATTGAGCTTTACTTTGTGATATAGCTTGGTTTTTCTGTACTTCAACTTGAGCAGCTACTTGAGCTGACTGAGCATTAGACTGACTTTGTGCTTGGATATTTTCTAATTGTAATTGCCTATCTCTTTCTTGTTTTTTTCTTCTACGTATTTTTAGCATTTGATTCGCTAGCTTTATACTTTTGATTTCTCTAAGATCAATCGCATCTTCAAGCTCTATATTTTGTTGTTGTAATGCCATTTGAATATTATTTTCTAACATCATTTTTTCTTCTTCATCTGGCATTAATTCTATAAATATACCAAAATCATAAAGATGTAATTCTGACATTTCTTCTAATGTAGCAACATTATGTGCACCTATACTTTGTATAAAAGCATCTTTTGTTGGAGAGTATTCTATAATATCAGATATTCTAAGTGATAAACACTCTGCTGTTTCAGCTGTTAAATATAATCCAGCTTGCAATATATGTCTTGTTGCTGTGTTGCTATTTGCAGCTGCTAGTTTTTGAACACCAACTAAAGCATTTTTGTCTGGCATACTACCATCTCTAGCCTCGTTTAAACCAGTTACATCTCTTATCATTTGTAAATAATAATTATAATTACCAATAAGAGCTTGCATTTTATTCCCACCAGAGCCGGATGTGATTTCTTGAATAGGTACTTTACCTGGATTTATATCGCCATCTTGCGTAAATGATCTACCAATTACCGAACCAGTTTGGAAAAACATATTTAGTGCTTCTTGTGGATTATAATTTGTACCATTACCTAAATCTATTTCAGCAAGTCCATCTGCGTCTAAATAAACACCATCTGGAACCATTCTAGCCATTACTTGTTGTAGTTTAAGATGAGTTAATTGAATCATATCAGCAAAACCAGTTATACGTTTTACTAATGAATCAATTTTACCATTATACATTCTAGGAGCTACAATAGCATAGTTCATTTTAACTTTTGTAAAGTTACTTTTAGGACGCATCATATTTTTTGCCATTTCCCATTTAAGCAGTTTATCTGTTCCTAGAATCATCGCGCCTTCGTAAAGACACTCTATAGATCTTAGCAATCTATTGTATTCACCTTCCATATTCTCCGGTGGATTAAACGAATCGTCTTTAGGTATAATTTTATCAGCACCAGTACCAGTTTCTTTTATTTTGTAAACTTCATTCATGTATGTTTTATAATTAAAATATAAAACTTGAACTTTATTACTATCTTCTTTATTTGTAGAATATCTACTATGATTATTATTTCTAATAAAAGTTTTATTTTTCTTTATATCTTCAAGATCACTTTCACTTAAATGAGGAAATTGTTTAGCTAATTCATTCAATGGAATAGATTTAACCTCACCAACATAGTATATATCTTCAAAATAAGGTGAATCAGTATAAGAATAAACTAAATTTGCAGGATCTACATAATCTATAGTAACACCTTCTGATGTATTAAAAGAAGTTTTAACAGCACCAATACCAAGAACAGTTAAATCGTAATAAAAACGTTTTTTAATTAATTCATAATTATTACCTTCAAATAATACGTTTAACGCCTGTTCTTCTGCTAATTCTACCGCTTGTTTATAGTTAAGTTGCATGTGTAAACCCAGCTCTTCTTCTGTATCGGGTAATGTATTTATGTCATTTTTGTTTAATGTAAAACCAAACGCTTGTTTTGCAAATTCATCTATATCTCTTGATCTCATATCAGCTAATATAGATTCCATATATTCAGTTCTCTTACTAACACCATAAGCGTCTTGAGAAAAAGCTTTTATATCATATGTTCTTTCAGCAATACCATTTACTACAATATCTACAAATTTAGAAATAATCGGAACAGGTTTCCAATCTAAATTTAAATAGGACAAATCACCGTTTATAGATAACTCATCCTTATATTTTTGAATAGATTGCTCGCCTCTAGCATACAATCTTAGTTTATGAAAATTATTGTAATTATTTTTATATCTATTATTATTTTTATTATCATCAAACCATTCTGCTTCAATTGCCTTACCTACATTTAAACCATATTCATAGCTTAACTTCTCAGCATCACTTACTGTTTGACTTGGAAAATAACTTTTAATGCCAGACTCTGCCATATTTATTATTTAATTATTTGTGAATTAATTCCAGTATTACTATACTTAGAAATTTTTATATTTAGTTTAGGTTTTTCAACCTTTGCGTTTGGTGCATACAAATGTCTATTGTTAGCCATTATTGCTAACCCAGAACTAATAGTAGCATCAAATTTTGTTCTTTTGTTTATATCAAATCTAGCCCAATCATTTAACAAAGCATTAAAATACAAATCGCCAAACGTCCCGTCTTGTTTCATACCAACGTGATCTTGAATATACATTTCAATAGCTGCTGCATGAGCTTGTTTAATATCTTCACTAGAATTTGGTATTCCACCAATTTCTTTTTCTGCTACGGATAATTTATTCCAAACTTTATCCGGTCTATTCATACTAAATCCTCTATAACCTCTTCTTCTAAGATAATAAAGTAATCTAGGTTTATTATTCTCTGCTAATATTGGCATTCCGTAAAATACCAAAGCCATCAACACGTCTTCAAAAAATATTTCAGCCGTAGGTGGTCTTGATAAGTATTCTAAAAAGAAGCTATTCGCAGGAGCGTCCTCCAT